CAACTTCTAAGACCTTTTCTACCTAAACCACTTTTAACTCTTTGATTAAAATTAGTTCCAGTAGTATCAAGTTCAAATGGTGGGTATTTATAAGTTCCATCAGGACCATTCATAGTCCATTCTGTTGGTCCATCATAGTAAATGTTAGCTAATGTCTTACCACCTATAGTACGTTGTTTTTTAATACCAGCAAAACTTCTTGACATTGTAAGATTAAGGTCAGGCGAGTATGGAGCATCCCAATACTTACCTACTACAAAAGATCCTAATTGGTGGTTTGTTGAAGTATCATAACCTGTAGGAAATAGTGCTTGAAATTCTTTAAAATAATCATTAGTTTCAGTAAAAGTCCATATACTTGTACCATTATACTCTGGACTTATTGTGTTGTTAAGTGCGTTATTAATGTTTGCATTTAATACATTTTTATTATATATATTTGTATCAGTTAAACTTTGCCCATCCATTGTATTTCCAAGTCCTGACCAACTAGTAATATTTAATGTTTCATTACCAAAATTATGATTTAACAAAGCACAAAAATTTATAGGAAAAGATGTTTTAGGTGTATTTTGATTTTGGTTTCCAATTACAAACATTGTGTTAGAATCATCTTCTCTCATTACAGGATTAGCACAATTCATATATAATAATTCTGCACCACCTTTATAATCATCCCAACCTAGTTGTCCTGTGGCGTGTAAAAATGTAGGCATATCTACATAAAATCTTGGCGTTTTAACTTGCTTACTCATTAATATCCTCCTGATCCTCTTGAACTACCACCACTTTTAGGCGTTGTTGTTCTACGTCTTGTTTTAATTTTTGTTTTTTTAATATCTTTTTTATCTACTTTTGGTAACCCATAATCAGGTAGGTTATACTTAGTTGTTGTCGCCTTACCTTTTTTTACTTTACTTTTAAAATTATCCCAAGTATCTGCTTCTGCATCCATAGACCAATTTTGTCTTATCCAAGTTGGGTTTACATTTTGTATATTACATATTATTCGTTTAGCTTCTTTGTTAGCTACAACTACCCTTTTTATCTTAATAGTGCCTTCATAGGTAAATAGTTCTTGATTTTTAATAGCTAATCCTTGTAGTGCTATTAATAAAATTTTTGATTTATTTCCTTGCATTATCCATCCATCTGGAAGTGTAGGTGTAATTGAAGCCGTACCTGTAAAATCTATTTCTATACCTAATATATCTACATCACATTCAATAGAACAACTACCATCGTTACATATAATTGTTGATTTACCAGTTCCTAACTCTCTTTTATTATATCTTGTCATTTAATTTCCTAGTATTAAATTTATTATAATTACTATATCTAATATATTAATTCCACCATCACCATTCATATCAGCATTAGGATTATAAATATCTCCCAATGTAAGTTGTACAGTTGCAACAATATCAAGCACATTAACAATTCCATCTTCATTAACATCTCCTGGCAAAAAATTCCAATCAGTTATATGTTGGTCAAAAGTTCTACTTATAGAAATATCGTAATCATCAGCTTTTATAATTAATTTAAATTTAAGAAACAAATCTTGTGCTGGTGTTACAATATTACTGTCATTTAATTTAGGTGTTATTTGTACATCATCTCCAAATAATGATTCAGTTTCTAGTAAACTAGCATTAACTAAATTACTAGCATCTATCGGTAAATTATCAGGCTCTATCATTTGACCATCGTGTCCAAATGGTGCATTTGACTGTACTAATAAAACTTCATATTCTATATCTGTTTCTAAATTTGTATTTGTTATAGCCCAAATTAGACCTGAATTTAAATTATCATTATTCAAATACCAATCAAATGTAAAATATGTATCTTCTTCTTCTATTACCTCATCTTGATATATATCAAGTTCATAAGGGTTAGGTACTTTGTAAGATCCTAAATCATCATCACTCATACCAAAGTCGCCACGATGTACTTGCACTAATTCTAAACTTACTTTACTTAAAGATTTAGCTACTTTAGTAACAAAAAACACAGGATATATAAGTTGTCCATTTTTAACAAACTCTTGTGTGTAATCAAAACCAAAAGCAAGTTTACCACCTATAAGTTCATCAAATCTAATATAATCACCTGCTTCTAAATAGATATAACTTGGAGGTAAATCTAATTTCATTGTAAGATGTTGGTTAGCATACCACATAAGCAATCTTCTTTGTAGTTTTCGTGCCGTATCTTTATCTCTTATATATTCTGTTTCTACCTCTAATTTAGCATCTGCATCTGTCATGCTATAATAACCAATATCATAAACCATATCAGGCGTTAATTCTTCAGTAAGCTCATCTAATGTGTTAACAAAATTACCATTATTATCTTCAATTCCATAACCTGTTGTTTCTGTTAATTCATTTAAACCATAATCTTTTTTATACTTAACATTTACTTGGTTTTTAATATCTTCTAGCTTTGTTAAACTGAAAGAGTATTTAATAATATCTAAATTATCTATAGTTTCAAACTGATCGTAATCTTCTATGTTTTGTTTTAGGTCTATAAATTTAAAATTACCATTACTATCAAATGAAGGAATATAAATTGAGGATTTAAATAAACTTTCTATAACGCTTTTAGCCTCAGATTGTTCATTCATAGAAAAACTATTTATCCAATCATCTTGTATAGTTTCATCAGGTAAAATAACTTGTTTTCCGTATGCTAATTCTTTGTCTAATATATCTTGTAATATAGTGTGTGACTTACTAATGACATTTTCATTATTATCTATTCTACCTTTTATATTTGCATAAAAATTTCTATTTACATAATCGTTTACTAAAACATCTTGTATTGTATAAAATTGTTTTAAATTAGCTATACAAGAAGAAGCATACCCAAAAACACCTTTGTACATTTGTGGTATGCCCCATTGTATACTATTGTGTGAATTAGTGCTACCAAATCCTAGATTAATATTATCATAACCTTCACCATTTAAACCAGTTGTTGTATACCTATGATTATCAGAATCAGCTACAAAGTTGTGTGTATCATTCGGAACTTCACAAGCAGTAGTCCAATCTTCTGTATCGTAATTTGTTTGCCAAGCATTTTTTGTTTTAACTTCATCAAAAGTATTACAATCATTAGCTTTTCTATTTATTAAATTTCTTTCTACCCAAAATGCAGAAGGCTCACCTTCTACCCTTCCACCACTTCCCTCTCCTATATTGGTAGGCGTAAAATAATCTATATTGTAAAATATTTTTGTTACACAAGGAAAATTCCCTATATTTTCATCTAATTGTAAACTAGCATAACCTCCACCATCTCTTTCTTGTAAAACTTGTGCATCAATAAATAAACCTGAAGTATTATTGTTATTTTGTATCCATTGAACTGGAAAATTTTGATTTTCTATTGGATAATTTGTATCTATATTTGCAAAAATGCCATCATTATTATCAGTTCCACTTTGTATATTCAATTCAGTTGGTTGCCACCAATTTCCTGATTCCCAACCTTCTTCGTAATCATTATCAGCATTAGAATCTATATTATCAAACCATTGCCAATCATTTGTGTTACTACCTTGCATTCTATACCTAACGTGTTTTTGCATATCATAATTTGATGTATTACTAAAACCATAAAATTTTACAGCAGCACCTACATAAGTATAATCTTCTAAACCACTATTAAAAAAAGACCTTAAATGTTTTGCAAAAAAAGTAACTTTTTTTACAGGTCTGTATATTCTAGTTGGTATGCCTGTTTGACCCTGTCCTACAATTTCATCTGTATCAGAATCTAATGTATATTTATCATATATAAAATTAAGAGAGTTTAAAATTATTTTTGAAGATGTATTTGTAGTAGAATTTTCAAATTCATACATAGAAATGTCATTAATAGGATAATTTCTTGATCCAAAATTTTTTGGAATTTCTTTCATTACAGGAATATAACCACTATCATAAGCATATAAAAATGACTTTAATTTTAAAAATCCTTGTATTCTTAAAGGATGTTGATTATTTATAGATGTATTTTGTAAATCAATGTTTGATACATTTTCCCATATACCACCAACTTCTGTTTGAGGTTTATCTATAATTAAATTATCAAATTTATTTAATACTAAAGGCGATTTATCAACATAACCATATACTATAGGATAAGGTTGCCCAATATTATCTTCTGTAAAATCATCTTCATCTTCTATTAAAGTAGATGGTATTTGTGTTTTAAGTTTTTGTTCAGTTAAATCTTCTAAAGTAAGGCTTAGACTTTCTGCCGACTGAGAATAACGCCTAATAGTGCCTGTATACACAAGTAAACAATCTTCTAAACTGTCAAGTCCATTAGCAGCATAATATACTTGTACTACTGCGTTTAGTAGATTTGGAATATCATCTGAGAAAATCTTCCCTTTATAGGGAGCATTTGATATAGATAGGGATACACTTGAAATAGTGTATTTATTGTTTATAATGTCGGCTTTTGAGCTTATAGAAGGACTATTAAGTAGTAAAGGATTATACGCCTCACCACCTATGTTTGTTTCCTTAATTGATAAATTAATTGACGCTTCTTCAGGAATTGGATCATCTATCTGTACACCTTTATAAATCCTAACCAAAGGATATAAAGATGTTCTTACACCATTACCTAATGCTTGTTTAAATTTAGGAGGTAACGTCAGCATTAACCAATCCCAAAATCACTACCTCTACGGACAGCTTCTTTAATTGATTCTGCAAGTTCGCCTTCTACAAAATCTTGTGTTAAAACATTACCTGTAACGCTTACATTGACGTTTCCACCACCACCACCTTGATTCATTTGGTTAAGGGTTTCTAAACCGATAGATTCTACTGCATTTCTACTCATTACAAACTCACCACGTTCAGCTTCTATAATAGTGCCACCTTGTGAATGTCGTCTGCCACCTACATATCCACCGTGTTCGAATGAGCCGTAAACTCCACCACCTCCTCCACCTCCAGAGCCACCACCTACTTTATTAGCAGACATAGCAACTGCTCTAGCATTAGCTATACCTGCTGCAAGTTCAACAGCATACATTATTCCAGGAATCGGTGGTAATAAACCTGCTTTTTGTGCATTAAATCTTGCTGATGAAGCACCTGCAAACGCATCAACTAAAGCACCTGCTGCTTGTATTGCTGCAACTTCTTTTGCTCCTGCTCCAAAAGCATCAGCTAAGGTAGCTAAACCTCCAGCCATTCTTGAATATGCCTTTAATTGTGCTTGTGTTTCTGCTTGTAAAATTGCTTCTTTTTTGTTTTTAAGCATTTCTAATACAGCAGTTAATTCTTTGTTTTTGCCTATTTCTTTTTCTAATAATTCAAGATTATCTATTTGTGTTTGTAAGTTTTCTTTTTGTGAAGCACTTGTTTGTTTATATAAAGCATCAACACTATCTTGGATTTCTACAAAAGATTTATAACTTTCAAATCCTTGGTCTACAATTCTTATTTGTTCTTCAAGTGTAGCTATATTTTTTTTAATTTGTTCTTCTTCTTCTTTATCTATATCTTTTTTAGTTAATTTTCCTAATAATTCTTTTACACGAGCTAAACGCCTTTCTGCTTTTTCTTGTTCAGATAATATTTTTATAAATTGTCCTTTTTTCCTAGTTCCTCTTTCTGTACTTAAAGTTCCACTATTAATTGCTTTTGTTAATTCTTGTTCTTCTGCTATCAATTTATGGTATTCAGGGTGCATACCTTCAAGCATACTTTTTTGTCTTGATAATTCTTCTACTAATTTAACTTTGCTCATAGTAGATAAAGTTTGTAAATAAGTCATATTAGCTGCAGTAGCATTTTTTGTTGATTCTGCTGAATCATCAAATCCACCACTAAGCCTATAAATAGCTTCTGCTAATATTCCTGCACCTACAATTAAAGCACCCCAACCTAATTTCATTTGGTTAGAAATAACTTTTATTAGTTGCTTATTGTAAAATATCATAGCACCAGCTAAAATAACTTTTACAGCTTTAGCATAAGCTCTCACTCTATCTTCATTAAAGGCATTTGCAAGTGTAGTCATAGTATCGGCTAAAGATACAGCTGTAGGTAAAAATGCTTTACCTATTTCAACTGAAAGGTCAGACATAGCAGCATTTAGTTGTTGGAATGATTTATTAGCATCTTGTGTTTCGTTTGGTAAGAATTTAAGTTTCTCTCTACCTGCTTCAAGTGCTGCGTTCATAAATGCTTGTTTTTTTTCAGAATCTGTTAATGTATCGGCAGTTTTGCCTATTTCTTTTGCATAATTTTTATAAGCCTTATCTGCTTTTACAATAATACCAATATTATCAAGCATCAAACGTGATTGACGACCAATACCAGTAATTAAAGATTCTACTGATAATTTAACATCTTTACCTAAAGAATCACCAAGTCTTTGTGCCATATCAAACATTCTAGCCATTTCATCAGAGTTTTTAGTAACCCCAAGAACCATAGCATTGTTTGCTTGTTGAAATAAATCAAAACTACTTAAAGTTCCATCTGTAGCATCTCTTAATTTTCTTATAGCAATAGAAGCGTTATTTGCACCACCAGACATAGTGGTAAATGCTTTTTCCATTTGTTGAATTTTAGCTGCTTGTTTAGCAAATTGTACAGTTTGTTTTATACCTAAAGACATAGCAAAACTATATAATAACATATGGGAACGCATAGTAGCAAAAGAGCCACCAACTAATCTTTGACTTGCTAATAATCCATTGTTTGCTTTAGTTTGTTTTTTAGTAGTAGCAGTTTGACCTCGTTGTGCTCCTTGCAACTGTTTAATAGCTTTAATAAGCCTTTTTTGACCCATTGGTTTAAACTGTACGATAATATCAGACATTTTTTTTCGCTTTCTCTTGTATCATTTTCTGTTTCTTTGCCATCGCATTTTTAATTATAAAAAAATATTGTACCCATCTTGCAGGTTGCTCACCATAACTACCTGAGTATGCTGGTACACCTGTTTCTGTACAATATATGTATTGATTAAGAAGTTTTGTATGCTTCTCATCTCTAACGTGATTTATACACGCAAAGAAAGGGATTTGTGATGCTATACTTTTTCTCACATCAAACTCCTTTCCTTTTTCTTCGTTAAATTTTTTAGTTTCTTGGGCAATTAAATCAATAACTACCCAAACATCATCTTGTGATCTAAACTCTCGTGTTTCGTATCCGTTTTCTGTCTTTACAGGTAACTGTGCTTCGTAT